GGCCTGGCAGTTTCGTTCTATAGACCACGAGAATATTTTAGTGGGACTTTCAATAGGGTTGTAACCTGGATGACCGCAGGTGAGTATTGTCATTGTGAATTAGTGGTGACCTCCAAACCCGATGACCTGATGACAGTAGTTAAAAGGGTATATGCAAAGGCTAGTAAAGGTCAATATGAAACAAAAGACTGTAACCGTATATTAGGACAGATTGAGAAGTTTTTTTTTGCAACCCATTTCAGAGATAGTATACAATCGAGCGATACAATCACACTCTCATTTTCATTATTATGGGGTTCACCGATGTCAGTACGTGTCTTAACACCGACCTCACGCGATTCTTGGTTTAAAATCCCCGAATCAACGGATAGTACTGCTAATATTATTAAGCTTCCTTATGAAACACCGGAGCATTTGACAGAAACTATTTCATTCGCTATAGAAGAATTAGGTAAGGACTATAATCAATCAGGGGCTTTATTTTCATGGTTACCATTTACCTCGAATCATCACAAGAGGCAGCAAAAATCCTATTTCTGTTCTGAATTTTGTGCTACCGCTTTACAAAGGATCGGACATATCGACAATGTGGATGCTGAACACTGCACCCCCAATTCACTTTATTCTACTCTTGAACAGAATAGGATTCAAGTCAACCACAAGAAAGCTACCGAATCCGTTCTATAAATAGGTTTAAACAATGTCCTAAAAATATGGAAGATACAGAGATAAATATTGATAATGAACAGCCAATTCTTCTATTCGGAATACCGTTACGGTTCAAGTCAACACAATTAATATTTCGAGAATTCACGCGCTTTGCTACAATTATGGCAGGCATTGTAACTTTGATTGGTGCTGTTTTTCTGAAAGTCTGGCCGGTAGAACAATGGTATGAGACACGCTTCTTAGTACTACTTTGTTCTTTACTTACTTTGATACAACACGGTTGTATCGGGGCAAATCTACTGTCAAACGGCTGGGGCAATGATAAGGGTAAATTCTGGTGCGATGTCAAAATAATGATTGTTAGAGGCTTTAATACTATTCGAACCACACTAAGATTAGTCATTACACCTCTTTTATTTGTAATTTATGCTATGGAATTACAGGTCACCGAACCGTTGACTATTCTGTTCTGTACTATGCTTGCGATAATTAGCGAATTGCAGACTGGATTATCTGAAAATCAAAACCAATATGATATCTCAACAGAGACAAAGTTTGTGGATACTAACAACCAATTACTATTAGAACCTTTACACCAGTTCCAAAAAGAACATGTTCTACAAAGGGTAACCTTTACCCCCTTAGTGACCGGCGCTGTAATACAGTTTGTGTTAATTACAAGTTTGGGAGTTTTTGGTCAAACAAAAACTCCCACTGCCCCTATCATTATCATTATTTATTTAACACTACTATTATTAATGGCCGGGTTATATTTACGGCGCAAATGGACATTTGTAGAATATGGGATCTATAGATCAATCGTGGATATCATTATACTATTAGTACTTACGGTAGCTATACATTTTTTGTAATTAGAAAAAGAAATTATTTTTTATTTTACCCTTCGGGCTATAAAATACCAGTAAGAAAAACATCTCTTTCCGAGATATTGCCCGGATCTGATGCTGGGACAATGTGTACTGGTTCCGCTTCTCTCATTTGAGGCCAAGAGCGCGAACGAGTCAACCCGGTAGTGACACGGGGGATATAGATATTTCTAATTTGTTGAGGACGTCGATATTTACGAATGAGAACTAACAATATTACAAACAAGACTGGTACAACCCATAAGGAATGAAGCCACGCTAGTTGAGAGAGATCACAAGGACACGTTGTATTACCAAGACTAGTATTTGAATTATTATAAATATTATGTCGGAGATAAATTGGCGACGGTGTGGATGGCTTCGGGAGAATGGGATCGGTTGGATCGGATTGATTCGTGGTAGAGTTCGTGGTAGAGTTCGTGGTAGAGTTCGTGGTAGAGTTCGTGGTAGAGTTCGTAAAAGAATTCGTGGTAGAATTCGTGGTAGAGTTCGACGTTGGCGCTTCGCGACGATATAGACTCGATTCATTTTGTACTTGAGTGTGGTTGGGAGAGATTGCTTCTGTAATTGGAGTATTATTGGAGTTATTTCTATATATATCAGTTAAATTAAAGACGCTATGACATCGAATTACAGTGGGACATGTCCACAGTGTTATTCCCTCCAATTGATAGATTGGTTCACACATCTAGTTAGGTTCACACATCTATTTTTCTATTACTAAACTACACTAAAATAATATATGATTAACATATAATAATATATGATTAACATATAATAAGATGTTAATAGACATTATGTTTTATATACAATGTATTATTTACAATATGTCCCAGCTATCGTAACTGTTAAACAAAACACTGGGAAAAGGAAGATGACTAAAATAAGCAGCTTGTACAACAAAACTAAAACACAGGATGCACTATTATAGAAAAAGGATTGATCTCGTTTTCTCGAAACTAATCTTCGGTTTTCTTTTCTGGAAACGTACATTGTATCGTAAATATTAACAGCCGCAGTTGGTACATTTGCAAAATACATTTCTTCAAAATTATTATCCAAACTCATTAAAAATTCCATCGCCAAACTGTTTAAAATCATATTCTGTAAATCATCTTCCAGATAAATTAAGATTAGATTGGCACCATAAACCAGTATGTTAAAAAGGAATTCCTGAAATGTATCCATTATAGCAGAGATATTGTCCATTCGGTTCATTTTTTGAACACTGGATTGTACTGTCAGCGAATCCCAAATAAAGAAACTCCGAATAAAATAAATCATACCGATTCCAAACATCATTAGTTTGGTTTCCATTGTTCCCTTATTTGGACAAAAATTACCATCAAATGTGTTTACTTCGTGCGAAATTAGTGCTATATATAAGACCCACTGCGTGACAAATAGTAGTAAAGGTAGTGCAAACGTCAAAGAAAAGACATGGGAACAAAAGAAACGATTTAGACTATGTTTTGTTTTATTCTGCTGACCATTTACGTGCCAGAGAAACAAACTAAACAAGCCAAATTTAGGATCAAGGAGTACTATTTCGGTCTTTTCAGTATCGCTGACTTGTTCTTCTAGGGGCTGTGTTTGTTTATTTGATATACCGATTTTCCTGGTTTGTTCACCTAAGAGTAGGTGATCAGACAGTTTGTCACAAAGATTAGAGAAAACAAGGTTAACCGGCACACAGCACCCTTTTAACTCGAGCTCATCGTTAATCGGCTTTGACCGGCGTCGAACTGGTTCAGACCTAGTTGACACTCGTTTCAGTTGTGATCGGCGAATAGACTCCGTTGATAGGTTATAACTCTGCGTACCATGTGGACTTTGACTTGCGTTGGAGATTGGAGAAGAAAGATTTGATCGAGATGTCTCTAGTTGATCACTTATTTGTAATAGCGACAATGTCGGTGAATTGGTGGTTTTACGCATATGCTTGATCTATAGATTGAAGTTATATACTAAAATATGATCTTTTTAGTTTTTCGACCCTGCGGGCCATCAAATATATCTCGTTTTCTTCATATATAACCTCTTCACCATAACAGAAAATATGTTGGAATTTATTATTGGAAGTTTAGTAGGTATTTATCTGGCTCAGAATTGTGTTCTCCCGAATCTACAAAACACTGTCTCTACTTGGATAGTGTCTAGAAACAGTCCGGTCACTATTACTCCAGATGAAGAAACACCAAAGAAAACAGAAGTCTTTACTGGAAAAATGCCCAAGGATATCGAAATGACTCGTATAGAGACAGAGAAAAGAGAGACAGAGTAACAAGCAAAAATATAAATAATAGTATTTAAAGAGGAATTAAGTAATTACAAATATGTTCCTTTTTTTACTGTTAGGTATAGTTATTGGTATATTTTTGAAAGAAACTTATACAATCCCACAACTAAAGCCGTTATTGGACAAACTCTTTGAAATGGGTAATATGAGAGAAATGGAGGAAGAAGAAGAAGAAGTAGAGAAAGAGAAAGAGAAAGAGAAAGAGAATGCTGACTAATTGACAGTTCCAATTGGAAAAAAAAATCTTCCAAAAAAAAATTGAATACTTTTTTTGGAGTTTGTCGAAACACCCCAATTTCCTCATATGTAGAGAATATATTTACGGAAACATCGAATTTCTCGTTTGGTGTTTCCGTAAATATATTCTCTACATATGAGGAAATAAAGACTTGACGCCGAGCGCCAGAAAGGTGTGTCAGTTTGAATCTAATCAAATTTTTAAATTGACTATAAATTACAAATACTTTGTCAAAAATTCAATACTGTGTCATGCATTGGCAATCAATTATGACATACATGGCATTGTCAGTTATTATTGTATTCAGTAATAACACAGTAGTGAATATATATGGATTTAAGAATATTGCATTTTTTCTTCTTTGTCAATCTGTTTGTACAGTTTTTCTAATGTTAATCTATCCTAAATTCCGAAAGAAAATTCAAAAACCATCAATGGAAATTCTTTCAAGTTGTCTGTTAAATGTGGCCAATGTATTTTTCGGGGTTAGTGCAGCATCAGAACTCAATATTGCTATGTTCTCCTCGTTGCGACGGTTTTCTATACTTTTCACATTGATTGCTCAATATCGTTTTTTAGATGTGAAACCGACAAAACCGGTTATTTATAGCGTTGTCTTAATGATTTTAGGTTCATTTATTGCTGCTGGCAATGATATGACCTTTAATTTAGCTGGTTATATTTTGGTAATGATAGCCAATATACTTACCACAAGTTCACAGATAGTAACTCAAAAAGCACTGGTAGTCTACTGTAAGACATCCATATTATTCTGGTCTGCGGTAGTCGCAACTATACTCTTTGGTATAACTTGTCAAAATCCGAGTAAATTCCAATATTGGGGGAATGGCGGATTCCGACTTGCATTTTGTCTATCACTGTGTTTAGGGTTCTTGATCAATTACTATGCGACAATGACCATTGAAAAAAATTCAGCTCTAACTCTGGCTGTTGCAGGTAGCTTTAAAGATGCTATATGTGGAATTGGGGTTGGATTTGTAACGACATATGATTTTAGTTGGATGAATTTTACCGGGTTACAGATCTCCGCTATTTCAAGCATGTTTTATGTTATAGCGATGGAACAACAGAAAAAACAACAGAAAAAAATTATAGGAATTTTAGGATAAACAAAATTATTTATCTTTTGCGTTTCCTATTTCTATCAGACTCCGTGCCAGGGCGAAGACCTACTTCGGACATACTCAATTTACAAAGTAACAGACCACAGTAATATGGGAATGGCGTTGTTACCAACCGTCTGCCCTTACAACTACCCGCCCCTGCTCTTCGTTTTAGACGTTGTTCCTCAGTAAGTCCCATAAATTTTGTCTGCAGCATCTTCTCAATAGTGTCACAGTTTAGAGGGTTGAACCCGGTGTAAATGGGAAGCACTTGAAGGTTATCAGACCCAACCAGTTTCAACAGTTTTTTGTAGGAGATGGATTGGCCGTCTTCTGTCACTACAGACGGTCTTCCTCCATAACATCTTGATGATGATAACATCGATTCCAATCTCATAGCATCTCCAGTCCACTCTTTACCATCTTTTGCATAGTTCCCGACAAAGACATGGAGAAACCCAATTCCATTT